CATACTTGATTTCTAGATCCTGTAACTAATGGCGTAGGTTCTGTAATATGAGAACCACGTACATGGCCAATTAAGCCGGGAGGTGTATCAGGGTCGTTGTAATGACGATACGCTTCTCTTTGTTCTGGGTGCGAAACACCAAGTTCAAAATACTTATTAGGTACTTCTTTAGGTGTAAGTCTTTGTTGCCCTATGTATTTATAACTAGGCTCACCTATATTCATAGCATCAGGGTCATGCCCTTCCATCTCCATTAAGTACGCAATTCCGTCATCAATCATCTCTTCTTTTTGCATCATGAATGCGTCTTCTAAAGAGGTAACATCATAATATCCAAGTTTCTTAAATTTCTTTTGTATGTCTTTAGGTAAGTGATGCATTTCACCACCGCCATACATAATATCTGCTGCGTGATCTCGTAGTTCTTCAGACAAACCCATCTTTCTATAGACATCATAGTCATCCATCTCATTTTCTACAGTGTCTCGAAAATGTTCTCTAATGTCGTCAGATCGAGTTGCTAAGTCTACTTTCTGATATTTACTTGGATTAATCTCTTTTTCGAACTCAGCTTTGGTCATCTTAGCTTCAGGTGTAATGTATTGCAACTTAGCTAATGCTGACTTGGCGCCTTCCTTGGTAACACCTGGTGTTTGCTTAACTTGGTTCATAAAGCTTTGTAGTGTTTGTGTCTCAGGTCCGCGTAACGTTTCCTTTGCTATACGTGGTACTAAGTTTAGATTGCCGACAGCTTTGATCGTACCCATGAAGTTTGTTGGATCTTTCATCGCAGCTTCAAGCTGGTAATTTAAGTCCTTGGCAATATCTTCAGCAGACATCTGTTCGCCACGCAATTGCCTTGCAGCTATTGAATTACCTTGTTTCCATCTTGAGTATGCTTGCTCTATGGGAGTATTCATTGAGAAGCTTGGTGTAACTGTGTTCGTTGCTTTAAGTCCACCAGTTGCTGGTGACTTATTCATCATTGCGGCTAAGCGCATCTTATCTAGGTCTGAGTTATCTGCCATCTACATTCTCGATTCTTTGCATGATGTTAGTCTTTTGTTCGTTACTTAGTTCCTGCCATTGAATGATTTCGTCTATGGTGCGTTTGCAGCCCATGCAGATCTCATTTTCTAGAAGACATGAATGCTTGTCACAAGGAGACGCGTTAATATATTCTGCTACTGTTGTCATTTAGAACGTAAAGCCTATCAACAGCATTGCTGTATCATGATACTGAAATATTAAACTATAAACCATGTCTTTGATTCCATCTTTCTTCGTGCCAAAACCAGAGTCGTCTGTATCGCTTTAATCGCGCATATCGTCTTGTATTCTTATCTGAGACGCGCTCTTTAACGTAACGCCGTCTTCCTAGAAACAAGTGCTTAATGCTATATACGAAAGCCATGTAAACTTTAAACCGCATACGGATTTACGTAACGTGGTCTTGTCTCATCCACATACATATCTGAGTTATCAATTACCGGATCAATGTTGATAAAGCCCATGTCACGGATAACTCTTAGTGCCTGTGATGTCGTGTCCACCAAGTCATCATGTCTGACTTCTGGGAATGCACATACCTGAGCTACAAGCTGTTCGGCCCAATCTCTTGGATAGCCATCGCGCTTAGTCGACTCAGGTATATACACTCGGCCCTTGGCAATGATAGGTGCTACTACGTTCAGGCGCATCATCTTATCTGCGTTGCCTGGGTTATATCCTCGTACGGGTAACCCGGCTCTTTGCAAGTCTTGTAATAAGCTAATTCCAGCCGACTTATCTTCGATTAGAACTAAGTCAACTTTCTTTCCATGCCCCCATTCATTCTCATCTCCGTAGATGGATTTATATTCCTCTATGACTCTAGGTCTTAGGTCAGGGTATTGCATGTGCTCAGTCCAACAATCAATTAGCATCACACTCATTGGCTTATCAGGACCTGGTTTAAAGACACCCCACACTGAGCAAGCTGTAGGATCATTCTTAGTCTTATCTGACGTAGCGCAATCGTAACTTTGTACAACGTACTCAAACTTAGGTAACGCTTTGTCCTTAGGCCAAAGTTTAAACCAATCTCGTTTGACGACACCTGATTCTTCAGGGTCGATAATCTCTGCATATATTTCTTGGCGCCCTAAGTTAGTTCCCTCATACTGAAGGATCTGATTCTTAAATGTGGGCGCTAAATTATCTATGTTGTCATACGTCGATGCTGAAGTATACGCAACATCATCACCGTCTCTTGCTACTAGATCGACAACCAATGGCTTAGGTTTAGGTGTTGTGGTACATAGTACAACAGGCTTAGAACCTAGACGCATTCCGAATTGTAGCATATCCCAGGACTCGTCCAAGTAGTCCCATGCAGCTAACTCATCACACCAACCACCATGAAACTGAGGACCTCGGAATCTAGCTGGTTCGGATGCCGGGATCCCTTTTATGAGTGAGCCGTTCTTAAGTTTGATCTCTTGTAGAGACCTCGTATAAGATTCCACGATCTCAGGTGGCATAACACTTAGCAGACCTGAGTCTCCCTCAAAGCAGACATCGCGTACATCACCGGCTGTGGGTGCGGAGACTAACCACCTTGTCTTAGGTTTGCTCCATGCTTCCCACCAAGTCCACTCAGCTGCGCTTCTTGTCTTGCCTGCGCCACGTCCAGCTAAGAGCAACCATATTGCCCACCAATCGCCTTGTGGAGGTATTTGGTGCTTATTGGCTATGGTCAACCACTTCAATCTTGCCTTGAGCGCCGCTCTATGTTCTACGGGCAACGCATTTAGATCTGGGCCAGTCTTAATTTTTTGAGCTATGTGCTCAGCAATCTCACTTTTCTGCATCTGATTGTCGTAGGCTCAGCAGATCGTTTACAAGATCTTGAGCAAAGTCATGGACAACATCGACTTCGATCGGTTTGCCCTCTTTGCCAGTTACTTCGACTTTAGTGTTTTCGCGATATTTCTTTGGGAACCGAGCGCTCATGCTACGCGCCCATAACCCAGTGTTTAGCTTTGTGTTACCAGGTGACTCAATCATATGTGTGAGCGCTAATTTCTCCCAGTACGCTAACTCTTGGAGCTTGGCTTCATCAATCGCAGCTCGAAACTCCTCGTGTGCTTCGTACCAATGATCAGCAGTTGAGTGTGCGATACCAAGTTCAGCAATGATCATCTCAAAGGAGTAGCCAAGCTTTCCAAGCTCGACAGCCTTCGGACAATAGGCTGGATCATACTTAGAGGGTCGCCCGATATACTTTCCGTTTTCAGTCATAGTTTTAGTTACCATAATAAATGAAATATTACATCATAAAATTTATAAAAGATAATACTTATTTGCGCATCACGCTTAATTGGAGGTTACAAAAAAGGTTACAAACCGCTCGAAAACTATATATATAGAAACGTAATATCTAATTTATATATCTTTTTATAATATTGTAACCTTTGTAACCTTTATAAAATAATATAATATTAAATAATAAAATCAATAAGTTATCAGGTTACAAAAAAGGTTACAAAAAGGTTACAGGTTACAACTTTTTTCTAGAAATTTGTGCTATTTTCCATCTCTAATGAGATAGCATGAGATGTTTTACGTGTTATTTCAGCGTTCGATGCCTGAGTTACAAGAGTTTTTGTAACCTTATTCCTAGCATCAAATAACACAACACGAACAGCTTTGCCATCGACTTTCACGACTTCTTCGTGACAATCACCTTGCGCAAGCAACGCTTTCATGATATAAGACTTCTTAGCATGATTATCATGACCCCATTTTTCACATAGAATCTGTAATTGTGCTGATGTAAAAGCGCCAATACCGTCCAAGTTATCTTTAGTCCAGTTAGTAAGTTCCTGTGCAAAAGATTCTAAAGGTGTCTTAGACGCGGCGATTGCGATGTCCTTGTACTTAGTTTTAGGTGCCGGTGCATAAGGATTAAAGTTAGTTAGATCACGATTTAAATACCAATTAAGTACGTAACTAAAGCCTTTGCCGCCATCTTCACGTGCCCATTTCATCATTGCATGGACGCGGTTAAAAATATCCGACTGTTCAAATGTAGGACACTTATATATCGCCTCTCTACGAGATGAGTTACCCATGTGCGTAATATAAGGTTTGTTAGAAGTAAAAACATAATTCACGTAATTTTGTATA